TTCTTCCGGTGGAACGCCATTAAATACCTTTGGCGGGCGGGTGAAAAAGGCGATGCCATCGAGGATCTGCGGAAGGCTCGATGGTACGTTGATCGCGAGATTCAGCGGATTGAAAAAATGCGAGAATACGACAAATGACTATAACCCTATCAATCTTCGCCGCTGTGGCCTGTTTTACCTTGTCGGGCATGATGGCGGCATTGGTGGTGATGTACATGCAAGCGATGAAAAGGGGGAGATGAATTGAAACTTACATTCTTCGTCCCAGGCATCGCGTCACCATCCGGCTCAAAGAAAGCCTTTGCCCACCCAAAAACGGGCCGAATCATTGTGATGGACACCGCCAAGCGTAAAACAAGCTGGCAGTCGATTGTGTCGCTACATGCTCAACAGGCCATGACTGACGCCGGGGCCAAGCTGACCAATGAAGCGGTGGCAATGTCGATTGATTTCTACTTTCCCCGGCCAAAGTGCCACTACGGCAGTGGCAGGAATGCGGCCAAGATCAAAGAGACTGCCCCGAAACATCACATCCAAAAGCCAGACCTGACCAAGCTGATCAGATGCACTGAAGATGCACTGACCGGGATTGTTTATAAGGACGATTGTCAAGTCACAGAACGATTCTGTCAGAAACATTGGTGCAATGTAAACGAGGCTCCGGGCGTCGAAATTACGCTGGAAGTTGTGCTATAAGGTGTAGGATTTTAGAAGTGGCAATAATTACACCATTCACAAGTCACTGCAACGAATAAGTTTTCGTCATCTTGCAGAAGTGAGAATGGTGTAAAAAGGCGTCGAAATCACGCTCGAAGTTGTGCTATGATGTAGTTATGCCGACCAAGAAATTCATCAACTTCCAGTACCGACACCCAGACCGACTCGTTACGCGAGTTGTGTCGGCTATCTGTAAAGACGATGGCAATTTCAGGATCTCCGAGATTTACGAAGAAGAAATAACACCGCTGAAGCGGTTCCATAAGTGGGGCGAAATTAACGAGCCAACTATTGTTGATTTCCCAAACAAATAAAACTTTTTTTATTTGCGATTGCGGTAATTTTTTTTAGCGTTTAGTGTCAATATTTAATGGATTCGTTATCTGAAGAATTATCTGAAGATCAAATCAACCGCCGGGCTGAAGCGCAGGTCAGAGTGTACCTGGGCGGGCAGACGGTTGAACTGGTCGGCATGATGCCGCCTGACGGTTGGCGAGAGTCAAGCCAGAAATCACCGTGCGGGGTCTGCGACAGTGGCAGGAGCCTTGAGAAGTGCAAGCCCGCCATCTGCCTGAAATGTCTCAGGGCCGACAAGAAGTTCGATGCTGTGCTGCAAGCTGCTGCCAAATGGGAGCAACGCCAGTATGCCTTGCAAAAGGTCATTAGCGAGGCACGCATCAAACGCAATGCAGAGATGCAGCGGCTGACCGGCAACAAGCGACGAAACAAGGGAGCGCAGCCGGGCCGCGGTGCGATTGAATCGATGGTCAATCTGCGGGGGCGGGTGGACTGGTAATCTATCCGCTAATACAACGGATAACGCAGTGGAAATAAGTTTGAAATATGGCAAACCCCAATCCGACACCAAGACTGGAAAATCTCCGGCCATGGAAGCCGGGCCAATCTGGTAATTCAGCCGGGCACAGTAAAGCCAGAAGAATGGCCGCCGAATTGCAGAAACACCTTGAAAGCACCGGGGATCTGCAAGAAATCATCGAGGCATTAGTCAGAGAAGCCAAGGGCGGCAGCTTTCAGCACATCAAAGAAGTGTTTGACCGGATTGATGGCAAGGTGCCGACCCCGATTGAGCAGGTAGATTCGCCGGTAGTTGATTGGTCAAATCTTGATAAAGAAGGCGACACCGCAGACCCAACTGATTCCGAGGGGGCTTAATCGCTTTCTCAATGTCGCAACGCCAAACTTTCAATGGCACCCGCGACATCTGGCAAAGGCTCGGCTATCGCTGGATGCGGTCACTAAGGGCGAAGTCAGCCGATTGATGTTTTTCATGCCGCCCAGGCATGGGAAAAGCGAACAGGCAACCATCCATTATCCAGCGTATCGGCTGCTGGTCGATCAGACGCAACGAATCATCGTCGGGGCCTATAACCACAGCCTCGCCTGCACATTCAGCCGACAAACAAGGCGGCTCGTCAGTCGGTTCGGATTTCAGTTTGCAAACGACAGCAATAAGCAGAATCAGTGGTCGTCAGTTCACGGTGGCGGGTTGTATGCGGTCGGTGTCGGCTCAGGGGTCACAGGGTATGGGGCCGATCTGGTCATCATTGATGATCCGGTGAAGTCACGAGCTGAGGCTGAATCACCGACCTACCGGGCGAGAGTGCTGGACTGGTATCAGAACGACCTCTACACCCGTCTGCATCCGGGCGCGGCCATCGTGCTGATCATGACCCGCTGGCACTCGCTCGACCTTGCAGGCCAGTTACTGGAAGAAGCGAACAACGGCGGCGAACGGTGGGACGTGGTGAGCCTGCCAGCCATTGCCGAAGAGAACGACACGCTCGGCAGACAGCCGGGGGCGGCACTTTGGCCAGATCGTTACAACGTCGCAGACTTCGACAGAATCAAGAAGGCCATTGGCTCTTATGCTTTTTCTGCTCTCTATCAACAACGACCTAGCCCTCGATCAGGTGGCTTTTTCCGTCACGATTGGCTGCCTATTAGTGACGGGGGCAATAGCTCAGGGCTGGCTTGCCGCGCTTACGATACAGCCGCGACGCCGGGTGCAGGCGACTACACCGCCGGTGTCAGAATGCTCAGAACAGGTGATCGATACCGAATCAGTCACGTGGTTAGAGGTCAGTGGTCACCAGCCCAGCGGCGAACCATCCAGCGACAGACAGCCGAGATAGACGGGCTTCAGACAATCGTCCACCTTGCTCAAGACCCCGGTGCCGCGGGGGTTGATCAGGTGGAGCAAGACAAGATCAATCTGGCAGGGTTCGCGACTGTATCCGCCCGGCCAACAGGCTCAAAAGAAGTGCGGGCCATGCCGTTTGCGGCAGCCTGTGAAGCTGGCCTTGTGGAGCTTGAGCGGGGCGACTGGAACAGGGCTTTCATCGATGAGCTTTGCAGCTTCCCCACTGGTCAGCATGATGACCAGGTGGATGCAGCAGCCGATGCTTTCAACTACTTGAGCAGAAACGGCTCTTTTCAGTGGTTCTCATGACGCAACCCTATAGCCTGCATACCGGCGATTGTCTGGAAGTGCTCAAGACGCTAGACGCTGAATCAATCGATGCGATTGTGACCGATCCGCCGTATGGGCTTGCTTTCATGGGCAAGAAATGGGACTACGATGTCCCGTCAACTGACATTTGGCAGGAGTGTTTGCGAGTATTAAAGCCGGGTGGACATTTGCTGGCATTTGCAGGTACACGGACGCAACACCGAATGGCCTGTAGGATTGAGGATGCAGGGTTTGAGATTAGGGACATGATCGCATGGGTTTATGGCAGCGGCTTCCCGAAATCGCACAACCTGAAAGATGAATGGCAAGGCTGGGGAACTGCCCTCAAGCCAGCCCTTGAACCGATCACAATGGCCCGCAAACCGCTGATCGGCACGGTAGCTGAAAACGTGCTGGAGCATGGCACGGGGGCGATCAACGTGGATGGTTGCAGGGTAGGAATGGAAAAGCGATTTAACCATGCTACAACAAAAAGCAAAACAATTGCTTTAGGTAGCTTTTCCATGTGCAACGGAAAAGGGTCAACCGTCTCAGGCCGTTGGCCTGCCAATTTCATCCACGATGGCAGCGATGAGGTGACAGATTTAGTAGGTTCCGCCGCCCGTTTCTTTTACTGCCCGAAAGCAAGCAAGGCAGAGCGGGAAGCGGGATTGGATGGGATGGAATCAATCCATCGTGTTAATGGCAATAAATGGACTGATCAAGATTATCGGGTAACAAATGGCGAGCGGCCACCATCAGCCGAATCAGGACCACGAACGAACCACCACCCGACCGTTAAACCTATCGACCTGATGGCCTATCTCTGCCGCCTGATTACACCGCCAAACGGCACCATACTTGACCCGTTCACTGGCAGCGGCTCAACAGGCGTAGCGGCATTGCGAGAAGGGTTTAAATTCATCGGCATTGAACTGAATCCTGAATACGCTGAAATCGCACGAAAACGCATTGAAAACGAATTGAATAAAGCACCGCTATTTACAAATGCCTGACTATAACCCACTCAACTGGTTCCGCTCGAAAGCACTTCGCACGGGCGTGACTGCCGACACCACCGAGATTGACGTGTCGGCATGGTCAGTCGATGTGATCAACGCCTTGAGCGATGATTACGCCAATCTCGCCAGACCGTATTGTGACAACCCTGTTATCAGGGCCGCTATTGAGGCCATGAGGCGGAACGTCTGCAAGGCCATATTGCAGGTCGGCTACTTTGACGAGGAAGGCGGATTTGAGCCGGTTGACCATCCGCTGCTGCAAATCTGGAAAGAACCGGCACCAGGTGAAACCGAAAGCACGCTGGTTGAATTTATCTATCAACAGCTTTTGGAAGATGGCAACGCATACGTTCCCGCCATCTCTGACAGAGACACCCAGACCGGCGGCACGATCAGAGAACTTCAGCCAATCCCGTATAGTTGGCTGCAAGTGCCGACTTATGGGCAGGCCATCGGTGAAATCACCGAATACCGGCGGCCTTCTTTAAGATGCTCAGGCTCCCACTCAAAAAGCGGATTGGCTTTATTCAGAAACCGATTAAATCCCCGTGGTATTAATTGAACGCGGGGGTGTGTCGCCTTCATTGTCAAGTTCTGACCAATCAATCGATTCGGCAGTGTCAGTTTCTGGCGAGCTTGCCAGCTTGCCTTCAGTACGATCTAGCATTTCACGGAAAAACTGATAATTGCCAGATCTGATTTGCTCTACCCAAACATCTGTAAACATTTCATCAAGGTTAAACTCTTCCATCCTTTTCAGAAGAGTTGCCGTAGTTCTTCGGCCCTTGCTGTATCCGCCCGGATTACCAGATTCCCCCGGCTTCCAAGGCTTTAGATTGTTCCTGTTTGGGTTAGGATTAGCCACATTGATTTATCGCTATGTTTCACTACTCTATTCACTGCTTCAGTGAATCAACTGCTT